GTTTAGGGGAATGGCACTCAGAAAACTCAACTGGAGAGAGTCATCCACATTGGAAGGGTGGCGGGAATCCTGACTATGGGCGTAACTGGCACAAGCAACGCCGTAAAACCCTCCAACGTGATGGTTTCAAGTGTAAAAATTGCGGAGTTACTTCAGAAGAACATCAAGAACAACAAGGGAGCGATCTTCACGTACACCATATTGAACCAATACGGACTTTTGAAACACCCGAGCACGCCAACAAACTTAAGAACTTAGTGAGCTTATGTAATCAGTGCCATCTCAAGTTTGAGGACGGGGAGACCAGTGCAAAGACACTTTTTGTTGAAGATGAGCATGTTCAACCATCTTTGTTTGAATATGCCTAAAGGTCCCAGTCGTGCTTGTCGGCAAGTTCTTGGAGGCGCTCTTCTTGCCGTGTGCCTTTGGGCGCGCGCCCAGAGACGTTCCCCTCGATGAACGCTCGCGCCTCTTGCTCCGAATCAAACTCCGACATTGGATGCATTGCGGTCTGAATTCTTTGCCCGCGCAGCCACCCGCGCATGGCCGCCACGATCTCCCGGGGCGTCATCCAGATCGCTGTCTCGGGGGTGATGCCCACCTGCCCAATGAGGGCCGCCTCAATGTCCTCTAGTCCTTTCCCTCCGTGCTCTCAGCGACCTCCTTCATTTTTTCTTTCACCTCGTCGGTAAGCTGCCGCGACTTGATTTTCTGGAAGGCTTCTGTCATCGCCGGAAGATCCCCGAGCGTAACCCTCATAAGGAGATCGTCAAACGCGAGGTCTTCGTTAAACGGTAGCATCCCGACCCACATGTACCGGGCGAGAACCTCCAGTCGCTTGCCGGTGGGCAATTCTTCGAGGTCCTCCTCCCCCTCTACCTCCAAGTCTTCGATGTCAAAGCCGTGCTCCCCAGCGAGGATCAGCCCCTTCAGGTTGATGAGGATGCGGCACTCTTCTCCTGAAATGGCAGCGCGGACCTCCCGCGAGTATTTGTCTTTCATCAACTAAGTGGTGTTTTGAATGGTGATCGGACCAGCGGCATCTAGGGTGCCGCTTGTGGTAACCCCCTCCTCTGCCCCATCTACCGGAATGGTGATTTCGAGGGTCGACGGAAGCACCGGTCCCGTAAACTCGACATCGCCGGACGTTGTCGTGCTCACAAGCGCCGTGAGCGTTGACGGGTCAGCCGCAAAGATTTCAGTGATGATCGAATCAAGTCCCGAGTCCAAGTTGGAGCTGATCGTCTCTGTGATCGTCCCATCGGACTCTAACGTGTAGGTCACCTCCGTTGCATCTTCGGCAGGGGTGGAAAATTCGATGGTGGGCAAGATCCATGTTGCATCAAACTTTGTATTTGATCCCGGCAGCGCAATCTCCACATCCGCCTTCCCATCGGAGGAATCCCATGCGTCGACCAAAAGGCGAGAAGCCGTGTCTGAAGTGTAAAACGAAGATGCTTCTACATCAGCTGTAATCTCGCATGTCGCCCGGATCGTAGAAACCCCCCGGCCGAGGTACTCTGAGTGCGATGTGTTCGCAAACTCAATTAGATTTATCTCCAGGGTGATCGTAACCTCCGAGATGAAATCCAGCGTTGGCGGATTTGTGGTACTCGGGTCCACGGTAACAGTCGGCTCAAATCCGTCAATGGCCGAGCCGTTACGGAGCCAAAGCGAGTCGAAGTCAATCGAGTAGTCCTTTAGCCCGGTCAGGGCACGGGAGTACTGCGTCCCTGTGCCCTGCGTGGGCGCAAGCTCGGAGGAGTCCCGCTCTAGGTTGAGCGTGGCATCCTCCTTTCCAGCAATGGTGTTGCTGTCGGACTTGAGCAGAAAGTCTACGCCTACTGTTTCAGACATGGTTTAAAGGCGGCTTATCCGGTGTTGAACAATGATGAGATCCGTAAAAATGTCTTTGCCCTCCGTTCGGCGGTTCCGTTGCATGTCGATGTCTACCAGTTCGGACCGGAGCAAATTGAACGGAGTGCCAAGTGAGAGTTTATCATCTCGGTCTGTAAGTTCTTGGGCCACGTCTTGCCCTATCTGTTTGGCTTTCAGCTCTGTGTACGCTCTGGCGCGAATGGTTTGCTGCGCGTCGGTATGTACGGAGCTGGTCGTTTCCCGAATCGCCCCCTCGTTGTCGTCTCCGATCTCAATTCCCGGGATCGGCGGGTCGGTGCTTACCTCTTCGCTCAACTTGTTGCGAAGGCGCGTCTTTGTGGCTTTCTGGAGCGCAATCAAAGACGGCCTCATAGCAGATCCTTATCAACAGTTTGCATCTCGCGCCGTGCGGTGCGCTTTGCGACCCGCGAGCCGGGACGCATGAAGGGGCGCTCGTCTAAGCCCTCTTCGCTTATGTGCTCGGCAACGCGGAATGCCACGTCGCGCCGAAGCTCCGTCGGGCCCATCTCCTGTTGCGCCGGCGTCCTCGGCACAGGGTTCATACGGCGCACCCAAAAGTCCAGTGCCTGCATCCTGCCCGTCAGCTTTTCGACGGGCGGGAAGTGGGGCCGCGCCCCAAACTCAACGCTAAGGGCATAGTCAAACCCGCCCCGGGCCGTGTTCAGCCCCCCAGCCTGAACTCGCACCTCTAGGTGGCGCACCGTCGCCTCGTCTTCGATGCGAATCGTGCGCCGCAACACGCCGACCCCAAACGGGCTCGTGTGGTTGTCCAAGCGCTGTTTCGCCGACTTCTGGCCCGCCTCTGCCGATCGGTTAAGGCGGTCGGCCAAGACCTCGCGGAGCCGAAGCGGCAGGCTCTCCATCGCGGAGAGCGTATCGCCCATGCCGTCAATGTCTACGCTAAGGCGAGCCATTACGTCCGAACGCGGGTTGTATCCAACTCGACCCACCGCTTGCGAGGGCCAAACACGCGCCGCGCCTGCACTTGCAAGTCGTCCTCCCGGTATCGTAGCCGCGTAGATCGCCCGATGCCCCTCGCATCGGCCTCGCGCATCGTCACGATGATGGCGGCTTCTTCTTCCGGTCGCCCGCCGACACGCCGCTCGGATCCGCCCCCCACCTCAACACCCGCAGGCAGGGTGCGGTCAACCGAATACGTCGTCTCGGTTTCACCGATGTCGTTTTCGGTGGTGCTTTTTGTAAGCACCTCCACGTGCTCGTCAAGGTTAGAAGCGGTGGGCATCGGGTCTAGTAGGTAGTGCGGGCTTTTTCACCTTTCACGATGTAGGCAGCCCACGTCGCGCCATTGGTTGTCCCACTTGTGGAAGTCGAAAGCCCTACAAATGGATGGCCCCCTGTATAGGGGACCAGATGCCAACCAGTGTCGTCGGAGGAATCAATTGTCGGGGTTGACCCAACTTGCTCGGACGGAGCGTCTGTGTACGTCGAGTCGTCGTCGGACTCCTCGACAGCGAAGTTCGTCGTCCCGTCTGTGTAGGAGTCGACATAGATGGCAATCATCTGCGCGTCGAACCCCGACACATCAGCACCCACCACCGACTGGTCTGCTAAGCGCTGGCTCTGCGCGAACAGTTGGCTCAACGCTGTATTTTGATCAAGTTGTTTTCGCATCAGTCTCTATATTTTCGGAGGATAGAACGAGCATTCCGCGGGATCTCATCGACGGTTCCTTCGGTCAGGTCGCCGCGGTGGTCAAAGTGGTCGGTCACGATCCGCTTGATGGCGGTCTTAAGGTCTTCGGGTACATTGGTATATCCTGCGCTGTAAACGACCTCGATTGGGCGGCCTGGGATCGACGCCCCGGTTTGCCGATTGAGCACGCCGCTAAGGACGTAGTACTCGTCGGACACGTCCTCTTGGCGGCTTCCCTCCGCAATCTCTTTCACGGAGGCAAGCGACTCGAAAGGCGTTCGTGGAAGTTTCGCCTCACGGCTGGGTCCTGTAAGCACCGCTGTCACCGTCTGGGGGACAAGGGCAAGCCCAAACTCTTGCTCAACCCGAGACTGGACCCCCCGCAAAAGCGAAAAAATTGTTTCTGTCTCGCTGGAGGTTCGGAGCCAGCTTTTAGCCTCTGTGACAGAGACCGCCGTGTCGTCATCGTTGTCATAGCTTACGTCCACGGACTGTACCATCCCTCCCGGCACCTGTCGGGCAGGCCTCTGGGGGTCAAAGGAGTCCGAAATGGTCGTAACGCCCGTGCTGGCAAGAGCCATCCTAACGAAGCTTTTCTAGTCGTTGCTCTGCGCTTTCTTCGCCACGCACCTTGTCAACGACGTCTCCATCTACGCGAATCTGGTACCATCCGGCCCCGACATGCTCAATGCCTGTATCCGGCTCGGGCGTGTCTGCCTCTAGCGGGCGGGTCTCATAAAACCGGTCGTCCATGTGATCTAGCTCAGCCTTTGGTAGAGTACGGCGATCTCCTTCGTCCCAGCGCAGGTACCGACCTGTGGTGCCCCCACGCGTCGCGCCTGCCTTCTGGAATCGATACTCAACCTTTTCAGCCATTTAATAGTGGCCCTGTGCCCCACCCTCTCGGGCGGGGCATGGCCTACTGGATTACTAGGCACGAGGCGCCTACCGGCTCACGTCAGCGCTTAGCTGGCGGCCGTGGTGTACTTGGTGAAGGCGCTGTCCGAGAGATCATTCCGGTCTACGTCCCACCGCGCGGTGGCCCGGATCGCCTGGGCGTCCTGCGTGGCGAGGTTGACGTCGTTCCCGCTGGAGTTTTGGACAATCCCTTCCCGAAGGATGTCGATCGTCACGTCCCGCTGCACGGCCATGTGGATGTAGCTCAGGTCTCCGGCCACGCCAAAGGACGTGTCCGCTCCAGAGCTGGACGAGCCCGGAAGCGCCTCACTGAACTCCACCACCTCCGGCAGGTCCTCGCCGAACGGATACAGGATGTCGTCTCCGTCCCCGGTCATCTGGTGGAAGGTGAACATCAGAAAGGGATGGAAGAAGGTCTGTGCCTCCGCAAAAAGCTCCGGATCCAGCTCCTTCATCCCATCAAGCCACGCGTTGTATTCCAGGTCATCGAACTCCGTATTGCCGGACTTCAAGACAAACTCGTTGATGCTGGAGTCCTCCAAGAGGCCGGTGATAGAGTGGTACGAGGCCGTGCCGTCGGCGGTGAAGACCGTTTCGTCTTCGGCCTTAGCGAAGCCTACGCCAAACGCCTCCACTACATTGTCGACGTACTGGGCGCCCACTTCCTCGTCCATCTCCGTCGTAAACGGGTGGATGCCGCCCCACTTCTTCGGGTCGAGCTCGACGTTTTGGGTGGTGAAGGCCTTGCCAGAGATGGCGCTATTCTCGTTCACTGCGTCGACCTCCACAACGCCCTGCACACCTGGCACCTTGACCGTGCCCTCGGTGATGTTGAAAACCGTCACGTTGTCGCGCGCCACGCCGACCTCCTCGCGGATCGCGTCAATCCGGTCGGCAACGGCCGTTGGGAGGAAGGGAACGCCCTCGCTGTCGGTCGTGCCTGCCCGTCGGCGGTACTCGTCATACATACCCGCCTCCTCCATGCGATCCACGATCTCGTTCACCGCTTGGTAGTCGCGGCGCACTTGAGCGGACAGGAGCTTATAGGCCTGGATGCACGCGCCGGTATACCCCTGCATGTCGCGGGGCTTCCCCACCTTGACCGTTCCGCTCTCGTCCTCCTCGATGAAGTCCTCCTCGGCGATGGACAGGTCCTCCACGTCGTGACGCACGTCGTACTCGCGGGAGAAGTCGAGCTCGGGCTCGCCCTCGGCGGCACCGTCTCCTTGCAGGCCACGCTGCTCGTCGGAGAGGAGCATAAAGTTGGCCGTTGGGCTGTCGCCCTCCGTGCCTTCGCCCTCCATCTGCTCGCGGATCTGCTCCGCGACTTCTTTTCCGTACCGGCGAAGCTCGGCCTCAGTCATCTCTGCGACCGGCTGCGCCTCGGTGGTTTGCTCTTCAGAATCACTCATTGGTTTGATTGGCTATTTACGTCCGGTTACACGATCAATGTGGTCGTTTGCGCCCCCCATCATGAGGCTAAGTGCCTCTCTGTTAGAGAGCTGTCGTCTGTTCTCGCTACCGGACTCTTCACCTGCGTCCCCTTCGGCTGCAGACTCCGCGCCGTCTCTCGACTCTTCGGAATCGGCAGAGGGTGAGGCGGGTGCGCTGTCCTCTTGCTCCTTCTGATTTTCGTAAATCTTGCGTCGTTGGATTTTCTCGGTGACGGTGTCCGCCACTCGCTGTGCGATGGTGTTAATATAGTTTCGGCTTTCTACCAAGGCAGAGGGGTTCGACGGGACCGAGACCATCGAAAACTCGACCAGTTCCCACTCATCAACGACCGTCACCTGCTCTCCATCTACCGTGTCAGACCGCTGGTTGCTCGGTCGAAACCCGATGGAGGCGGCGTTGACGAACCCCTCTTCTACTTTACGCTTGATCTCGCGAGCAAAACTGTCGTTTTCGTCAAACCGTACTTGAGCAAAGAGCGCGTTGTCTTCAGTCCGAATCGACTCGGCTCGGCCAATAGGCACGCTGCCCGCAACGCCGTGGCCGTGCTGCCACATGACGACGGGATTTTGCTCGAAATTGTGGGTCCGGGCCCCGCTGGGCATGACCACAGTGCCATGCCGGTCAATGTCGTCGTTGTTGATCTCGACGGTAATGGTCCCGCTCTGTCGGTCCTCTTCAGTCTCCCGAATCCGAACGGGGATTGAAGCGTGGCGGTGCTTTGTGCCTGCTGCTCCCATCAGGGCGCTTTCTCCTGTAAAGCGTGTCTCCAATGAGTCGAAAAAGAGCTCTTCATCTTCACCGTCCTCTCCGTTCTCCTCGTCCTCATCCTCCTCATCACCGCGGGCTGCTTGCTCAGCCGTAGCGGAGCGCGAGTCTGGAAACTCATCAATAATCGTGAGCGCATCGGCTCGGTGAACCGTGAGCGTGTCGGTCGCCTCCCATTCGTCCTCAGCACCGATATCGTAGACGCGGACGCCATACGCTGGATTGTCCTCCGTGCCTTCCATCTCGGGGCCTTCTGGCTCTGCTTCAATGACGCCGTCGCGCTCAATCACCTCAACCTCGCCGTAGGCCGTGCCGCCACTTGCCTCCCAGCGAACGCGGTCGCCTACTTCAAGCTCTTCAGGATCAGCGCGTCCGTCCATGTCGTCGTGAGTGGGGGGTCGTGGAGCGCAGGCTTTGAATCAGCGCAGCCCAACTGTCTCGTGAGCCATGCCACTTGAAACAGTAAACGAAAATAAAAACCCGCACCCCACGGCGCGAGCCGAGGATGCGGGTTAGTGAGTCATCCGCGCCGCTTACGGCGGCGAGTCGCAAAATGTCTATGGCATTAATGTGCAGGTGTGGAGGCGTGTTTCACAGGACTACATTTCCACACTTACCTGTACATTGACCGGCTTAACTTTCTCTCGTCCATCGTCATCAACAATGGACCGAGTGTCCAGTGAAACTCCACTGACACTCAGGCCTGTCTCCTCTTCAAAGCGCTGTGCTTCTTCGAAGATGCGGCGCTCAAGATCCTGCTTTTTATTTTTAACTTGCTTAATATACATGACAGTTAAGATTGGGCTGTGTGGCTGGACCTTTCTTCGGTGGCGTAAACTTGCAGCCGCCCCGAGGAGGTCCGCACGATAAATGTATCGGCGCCCTCCGCGTAGCGACGCCGCATCTCGGCAAGGACCTCCATCCATGTCTCATCCGACAGGCGTTCGCCTATGTCATATGTAGATTTTGGTTCAGCCATGAGAAGCGAAAGCAATTCCGAATAGTGCAGCGAGGTATGCTAACTGCATTAGGATTGCGATCATTCGCGTCTGCGTTGGGCTTGGCCGCCAGTGGTCGTTAAGGCGTCGATTCGGTGGTGGCTCGCTCACTGCTTAACGCTGTTAAGTATCATCCGATTGGAGATTGAGAAAGTCACAGATCTTCTCGCGGGTTTCTTCCTCATCTAGGCTGGTGGTCTGCACCTCCAACACGCGGCCCTCGTAGTTGCCCTTCAGTGACCCG